GTAAGATGCCACGACAGACTGGTAAATCAACCACTGTAGTGTCCTTCCTGCTCCATTATGCAGTGTTTAACGATAACGTTAATATAGGTATCCTAGCAAACAAAGCAGCGACAGCCAGGGAGCTCCTGGATAGGTTACAGACTGCTTATGAAAACTTGCCTAAGTGGATGCAACAAGGCATTATATCTTGGAATAAAGGTTCTCTTGAACTTGAGAATGGAAGTAAAATCTTGGCTGCTTCTACTTCTGCTTCTGCGGTTCGTGGTATGTCATTCAACATTTTATTTTTGGACGAATTTGCTTTCGTTCCAAATCACATTGCAGATTCATTCTTTGCATCAGTTTATCCAACCATCACTTCAGGTAAACAAACTAAAGTTATAATTGTTTCTACACCACACGGTATGAATCACTTCTACCGAATGTGGCATGATGCGGAGAAAGGTAAGAATGAATATGTCTTTACTGATGTTCATTGGAGTGAGGTTCCTGGAAGAGATGAGGAATGGAAGAAGCAAACTATTGCCAACACTTCAGATCAGCAGTTTAAAGTTGAGTTTGAATGCGAATTTTTAGGATCTGTAGATACTTTGATTGCTCCAAGTAAACTTAGAGTATTAATTTACGAAAGTCCCAAAACAAAAAGTGGTGGTTTAGATGTTTATGACGATCCGGAAGAAAATCACGATTATTTGATTACAGTAGACGTAGCTAGAGGAGTTGGTAATGATTATTCTGCCTTTACTGTGGTAGACATAACTCAGTTTCCTCACAAAGTTGTTGCCAAATATAGAAATAATGAGATTAAACCAATGCTTTTTCCAAGCATAATACATGAAGCAGCAACAGCATATAATAATGCATATATCTTGTGTGAAGTAAATGATGTTGGAGACCAAGTAGCAAGTATTCTCCAATACGATCTGGAATACAGTAACTTGTTGATGTGTTCAATGAGAGGTAGAGCGGGACAAATAGTAGGTCAGGGGTTTTCTGGAAAGAAAACTCAACTTGGCGTAAAGATGTCCAAAACTGTGAAGAAGGTTGGATGCCTTAACTTGAAAACAATGATTGAGGAAAATAAACTTCTTTTCCGTGACTACGAAATAATGAGTGAGTTAACTACATTCATTCAAAAGCATAACTCTTTTGAAGCGGAAGAGGGATGTAATGATGATTTAGCAATGTGCTTGGTCATTTATGCGTGGTTAGTAGCACAAGATTATTTTAAAGAACTTACAGATCAAGACGTAAGAAAAAGATTATATGAAGAACAGAAAAACCAAATAGAACAAGATATGGCACCATTTGGTTTTATGACGGATGGATTAGATGAAAATAGTTTTGTAGATGGCGAAGGCGACAGATGGTACACTGATGAATACGGAGATAGAGCATATATGTGGGAGTATCTAACTTAATGGAGCTAGACAAACAAATAAGATTAGGACACCTTTTACTAGTAGACAGAAAATGTAGGGTTTGTGGGGAAATGAAAAACCTCATAGACGGGTTTTATAGAACTCGTAAGGATAGGGGTCCTGTAGCATCTTCATATTCTTATGAGTGTAAAGAATGTACCGTACAAAGAATTTCAAACTCAAGGAGGGGGAATAAGTTTTCTTGCGATTGGCAATATCCAGATTGGTAGTGCTCACTTCCAGTTTCCCCTGTGTAAAGTAAATTTTTAATAAATATTTTTTAGATAAACTGAGATTACGGAGAAAAACATGGCGACTCCTCAATTATCTCCCGGAGTACTGGTAAGGGAGGTTGATTTAACAGTAGGAAGAGCTGATAATGTTTTAGATAACATTGGTGCGATTGCAGGACCCTTCCCCATCGGACCAGTTGACTACCCAATTGACATCACTACAGAGCAAGATCTTATCAATGTATTTGGTAAGCCCATTTCATCAGACTCGCAATATGAGTACTGGATGAGTGCTGCATCCTACCTTTCATATGGTGGAGTTCTAAAAGTTGTAAGAACTGGCGGATCTACCCTCAACAATGCCAATGCTGGCGTAGGTCTTGCATCAGATACAAGCTTAAAGATTGATAACTATGATGATTATATCAATAATCATTCGGATGATAATAGTTTTGTTTTTGCTGCAAAGAATCCGGGTTCTTGGGCAAATGGTTTAAAAGTTTGTTTTATTGATGATCTTGCCGACCAAATCATTGGAATCAACACAACAAGTCTTGCTGGAGTTGGTGCTACTATTGGATATGGTGTTACCTCTTCGGTAACGACTCTGATCGCAAACTCAACAGGAACAGCAACTACTTTTACTGGATATGTAAAAGGTATTATTACTGGTCTTTCAACTGATGCTACAAATGGCAATAGCACGATTAGTGTAAAGATTGTTTCTCGTGTTTCTACTGCAGGAACAGAAACGGAAGTTGATTATGCCGAAGGATCTGTAGGCGCAGCATTTACTGCCACTGCAAACCTCAAGTTCATTACGAGTTCTGGTACTCAAGCAGGATCTGGTTCAACTGCAGTTTCAGTTTCCGATTGGTATAATGAGCAAACCTTAGGTCTTACAAACTCAACGATCTACTGGAAGTCTATTGCACCAAAACCAGTTTCCAATAGATATACTCTCGACAGACAGGGTAAAAATGATGCTCTACACGTAGTTGTTGTAGATGATTTAGGAACAATCAGTGGAAATCAGGCAACTCTTCTTGAGAAGCATCTGAATCTTTCAAAAGCACTCGATTCAGTTTCTGCAGTAAATTCTCCACAAAAAATCTGGTACGAACAGTATCTTGCAGATTTTTCATCTCAAGTCTATGCAGGTGGTAATCCATCTTCTGCAGCAGATGCATATTGGGGCACTTCACCAAGAGCAACAGGATTTTCAACTGGATTTACTCCAGTAACTGTTCCTAATGGTTTGTGGGGTCTAAATGCACAAGGAGTAACTTTCAGTGCTGTTGGAAATAAAACATACACTTTAGGTGGTGGTGTTGATTATTCTGCCACAAATGGAATGAAGCCCGCATTGGGAGATCTTATCACTTCATATAATCTTTTCTCAAATAAAGATGAGGTTCAAGTCGATTACTTGATCATGGGACCTGGTTTTGATTCGGAATCGGATACTCAAGCAAAAGCACAATATCTGATTTCTATTGCTGAGCAAAGAAAGGATTGTGTTGCAACAATTGGAGCTCATAGAGCAAACTTGATTGGCATTACTAATACCACTACACAAACCACGAATCTTATTAAGTACTTCAGCTCACTGTCGTCTTCATCATATGCAGTATTTGATAGTGGATATAAGTACACTTATGATAGATTCAATAATAAGTTCGTGTATATCCCATGTAATGCTGATGTGGCAGGTCTAATGTGCCGCACAAATATCGTTGCTTATCCCTGGTTCTCTCCAGCAGGACAACAGCGTGGAATTCTAAACAATGCCATCAAACTGGCATATAATCCAAATAAAGCGCAAAGAGATCAACTCTATCCACAAAGAATTAACGCAATCGTTACTCAATCTGGAGTAGGAACTATTCTCTTCGGTGATAAAACTGCTCTTGGATATGCTTCTGCCTTTGATAGAATCAACGTTCGTCGCTTGTTCCTAACCATTGAACAGGCACTTCAGAGCGCAGCACAAGCACAACTCTTCGAGTTGAATGATGAACTGACAAGGGCAAACTTTAGAAATATTGTTGAACCATATCTTCGTGATGTTCAAGCAAAGAGAGGTCTCTACGGATTCCTGGTTGTTTGCGATACCACAAACAACACTCCTGATGTTATTGATAACAATGAGTTTAGAGCAGATATCTTCTTGAAGCCTGCAAAGTCTATCAACTACGTAACCCTAACCTTCGTTGCAACCAGAACTGGTGTGAGCTTTGAAGAAGTCGTAGGTAGAGTTTAATTAACTTTTATAACGCCAACAAAGGAGGAAACTAATCATGGCAACATCCAGAGAAAATAAGACAATCTCACAGTTTAAGTCTGCTCTTATTGGGGGTGGCGCTCGCCCCAACCTTTTTGAGGTTGAACTAGCAAAACTACCAGATGGAATCACTGGTTGGGATGCGGATAACTTCAGATACATGTGTAAGGCAGCTGCTCTTCCAGCATCCAACATCGCATCAATTGATGTTCCTTTCAGAGGAAGAATCTTCAAGGTTGCTGGCGACAGAACCTTTGATGTTTGGACTGTTACTATCATCAATGATGAAGGATTCCGTCTAAGAACTGCGTTTGAGGATTGGATGGAAAAGATTTCCAAGTTAAGCAACAACTTGGGTGCGACCGATCCATCAGCATATATGGTAGACGCAACTGTTTATCAACTTGGAAGAGGATCTGTTGCTAGCAGCAAGGACAACACTGGTACTTCAAATGCGGTTCTTTCAACCTACACATTTGAAAGTATTTTCCCAACTAACGTTTCTGCCATTGATTTATCATACGACTCTTCAGATACCATTGAAGAGTTTACAGTTGAGTTCCAAGTTCAGTCCTTCAGAAAAGAAGCAAACACGACTCCAAACGGTTAATAAATAGATAAAATCAACAATAAATTATGGCAAAGTTATTTGGATTCTCAATAGAGGATACTGAACCATTATCTCCTAGTGCTGTCTCCCCCGTTCCCCCCAATAATGAGGACGGGGTAGATCACTACATGAGTAGTGGTTTTTTTGGTTCATATGTTGATATTGAAGGTGTTTATAGAACAGAATATGAGTTAATCAAAAGATATCGTGAGATGGCACTTCATCCAGAGTGTGACAGTGCCATTGAAGATATTGTAAATGAGGCTATTGTTTCGGATAGTAATGATAGTCCCATCAATATTGATCTAGACAACTTAAATGCTAGCGATGGCATTAAAAAGAAAATAAGGCAAGAGTTTAAACACATTTTAGACTTATTGGATTTTGATAAGAAGTGTCATGAAATTTATAGAAACTGGTATATTGATGGCAGAATCTTTTACCACAAAGTCATCGATTTAAAAAATCCACACGAAGGTATTAAAGAGTTGAGATACATCGACTCTATGAAAATGAGATACGTTCGTAAAGAAAAGAAGAAAGATAATAATGCTTATAGAAGACCACCATCAATAGCTGGAATCGAAAATCCAATGGATTTTGATTTTCCGGAGATTGAGGAGTATTTCATTTATAGTCCCAAATCCGGATACCCGACAGGAAATTCAGCTTCTACTGGGGCAAGTCAGGGTGTAAAAATCGCAAAAGATGCAATCACATATTGCACTTCCGGACTAGTAGATAGAAATAAAGGATCAACTTTATCATACTTGCACAAAGCAATCAAATCTCTCAATCAACTGAGAATGATTGAGGATTCCTTGGTCATTTATCGTTTATCGAGAGCACCAGAGCGTCGTATTTTCTATATTGACGTAGGCAATCTTCCTAAAGTTAAGGCAGAGCAATATCTTCGTGATGTTATGATGCGTTATCGTAACAAGCAAGTATACGATGCAAGCACTGGAGAAATTCGTGATGATAAAAAGTTCATGGCAATGCTTGAAGACTTTTGGCTTCCCAGGAGAGAAGGTGGAAGAGGTACAGAGATTTCAACACTACCCGGTGGACAAAATCTTGGTGAGATTACCGATATTGAATATTTCAAGAAGAAGTTATACAGTTCCTTAAATGTACCACCATCAAGAATGGATGGTGAAGGTGGATTTAATCTCGGTCGTTCATCAGAAATCTTAAGAGACGAACTCAAATTTACTAAGTTTGTAGGTCGTTTGAGAAAGAGATTTTCAAACATGTTCCTCGATATGCTCAAAACTCAACTGATTCTTAAGAATATTGTATCGGTTGAAGATTGGGAGGTTATGAGTGAGCATATTCAGTTCGATTTTCTTTATGATAATCATTTCTCAGAACTGAAAGATGCTGAACTTTTTAATGAAAGATTGGGGATGGTGCAGATTGCAGAACCTTATATTGGTAAATATTTCTCTCAAGACTATGTGAGACGCAAGATTCTTCGCCAAACCGATGAAGAAATCTTGGAACAAGATAAGATCATGAAGAAGGAAATTAAAGATGGTATAATCCCAGATCCAAATGCACCAGTAGATCCAATGACTGGAATGCCTCTACAACCAGGAATGGATTTGGGACAACCAGTTATGGAACCCAACTTAGATAATGCAGCAAACGGCGGGGCAACTGAAGTAAATGCTAGAGTTGCTCAAATGGATACTAAACCAATGAAAATGCCCAAGGGTGGTGAGATATAAATAAAGAAAAACTAACTTAAGTATTACAATGGATGACCTTTTAGATATGATCGCTGCTGATGAATCACCATCACAAATCAGTGACAAGATTAAAGAACTACTTTTTAATAAGTCTGCTGAGAAAATTGATGATTTCCGTCCGGCAGTAGCTAGCACAATGTTCAACAGCGAAACAGAAGAGGGAGAATGAAATCCTATAGGCAGTTCATTTCAGAGTCGGTAAATATTTCTGGAGACTTTAACGGAAATCTTTACATCAATTCTTCGCAGGAAGAACCACAGTCTGTCGGTGAAGAATATGTTGCTGATGTTCTCTGGAATGGAAGTCTCTATAGAATGGAAATGACTACACAGAGTGGTGTTCCCTCCAAAAGAGATCTTGGGGAGCAATTGCAAAATCAATACCCCGGTGCTGTGGTTCAACAAATATACCCAGTAGAAGAAAAGAACTTAAACATCAAAAACGCAAGAAGATATCACCCTTCAAAATTAGAATGGATTGATTGATAAATGGCTCAGTGGAATATTCAAACTCAAGATTATCTGAATCAAGAAAGATCTTTATTTGAAGTTGTTGGCGTTGCATCAAGTGATGGGCAAGTAATAAGTTATCAAAACCCATTTCCAGTATCTCTAGGTTCTTCTAATATCACGATTAATGGTGATATTACCATTCCCGGAATTGTAACAGTTACAAGCACTCCAGAAAATCCAATTCATTCCCATTTGGTTGAAGTTGGAACAAGTAGCACACTCACAACTCCTTATATGCCTATTGGAGTTGGATTAACCAATCTCAATCTTTCATACTTACCAGTCGGTATTTCTTCTTTACTGAATACAGTATCAGTATCCAATACAAGTTTTTATGTAACTGGCATCGGTGGAACTGTAAATGTTAGTGGAACTGTT